TCATTTTTCTTGCTTGAGCTGCTTCAGCATTGCCAGTTGCGCAGCATAGCCAGCCCCTTCGGCGGCATGAGCGGTGAGACAGTCGCCGCAGGTCACCGAGTATTTCAACAGCAGCCAAGCACGCTCCTCGACTGCAGCCGGGTCTGCCGGAGAGGCCGTCTTCGCCACCTCCACGGCGGCGCCCGCGAACTCGATCAAGGCATCAATCAAGCCCTCCACCTCGTCTCCGGCGCCGTTGTATTCTTCACCACGGAAGAAGCGCGGCTGATTGACGATACCGGCGAGGGTTTGGCGAGCGAGGTCAACAGCGTCATACAAGCTGCTGAGTTCAGCCATGGAAAGCTTAGCAAGGCGCTGTTCGGGGTTGGCGAACGGGTTCAGCGTGTTCTCGGTCATGCGCGTGCCTCCGCGTGATGCAGGACGGAACGGGCAAGGCGCGTTCCCCAATCCTCGTTTTCCAAAGTGGAGAAGACCATCAAGGCGTCTGCCGCGGACGCGACCGAAATTGCCTGCGCCTTAATGACGACGCCGGCCATGGAATATTCCGGTTCAGCAAGGATACGCTTCACAACAGCTGTGAAGGTGTCTCGGGCCTCATCAAGCCGAGCCTTTGCCTGTTCAATCCCAGACTGAGAGCGAACGCGGGCGCATTCGGCCTCATACTCGCGAGCCACAGCCACGCGCTCGTAATCGTCCTCCAAAGACTGCTCCAGTTCCTGACGCGTCAGCCCGCGATACTTCTTCTGCCGATCGAATGTTTTTCCCCTCAGCACGCGCTCTGCGTCTTTGATTTCGTAAACGATGTCCTTCACCGTCATGACGCAGAAGGGGTCCTTTTCTCCTGTCCTAACGAGAGGGCCACCATCAATCGTGACCTCCTGTGCGTAACGATCCCAAGGGCGACGGTAGAGCAGCGCTTCAGGAGCAAGGGGCCACCGCGTACCCCATTCCTCGACAATAGTTTTGCGGGCCTGCTTGGCGGCTCTGTATTCGGCCGCGACGGCGTGCAACTCGTCGCCCAGGCGGATTAGTTCCGGGTTCTCCAAAACTGCAGGTTTTGCCGTGTCGGGCGCGGCCATTGCTGCAGCCGAAGCAGAGGCGGCGGCGAGCCCGAGCAGGAGCTTGCGCCGGGAAACCACGGGTTCAACCGCGGCCATTGCTGTGATATTAGCTTTCTTATCCATTCGATTTCCCTCGGTTTTCGAATTGGCAGAGCCGGGAGAGGTGGCAGCCTCTTGCCGGCTCGATTGTTTTCCGGCCTTCCCTAAGCCGCCCGGTAGTACCTCGTTAACCACAGCGTCAATCGCTTGCGCTTAATTAAATCAGGTAACTTGCCGTTCAACTCGTTATACGTTACGTATAGTGAACGGTACGTTTAGTGTCAATGGCCGACGTATCATATTTTGTACGTGACGTATAACGATGAGGATTAGAGCATGATCGACGCAAGTCAGATGAAGGCAGCTAGGGCGCTCGCCGGACTCACGCAGGAAGACGTTGCCAAGGCAACGGGCCTGTCCGTCCAAACAATCAAGCGCATGGAAATTACCGGCACAGAAAGAAGCTCGGCAGGGAATGTCCAGGCCGTACAGAAGGCACTTGAGAGCGCCGGAGTCGTGTTTATTCCTGAGAATGGGGGGGGAGCAGGAGTGCGCTTGGCGAAGCCCAAAAATAGCTAGGGGCGCCAGCCGTTAGCCGCGCCCCGTGTACAAATCGCCCTGACCAGGATTATTTTTCAGAAGAGCCGGACTTTTCCTTTTCGCGCCTAGTCAACTCAGCTTCGACAGCCTGGCGGATGAATTCCGCGCGCTTGTTCTTTCCGACCAGCGCGTCAATTCGTTCGGGCATACCTTCCGGCAGCCGCACAAGAATAGGCTTCACTTTTAATGGTGGCCGCCCCATGCGGCGAGGATTATTCGATATCGGAAAGTGAGTCAAACCGACCTCCTCCTGCGCATAAACGATATCGTTTATTGATCGTATAAGCGATATCTCTTATGCTTTCAACCTTGCCAGATGGAGGCCTGAAAAATGCCGAATGTCGGGAAGATCCGAATCGGTGACCGTCCTGAAGACGTGGTCATTCTTTTCGACAAGGGGGAGCCCCCGCTGCACGTCGACCTCTTTACCGAACTGACCGAGGAAGAGGGAATTATCCGCGTTTCCTTCGCAGCCGTCACACAGGACGGAGAAGGCCTCCGAAAAGCAGACATAGTTGCGCGCCTGCGCATGACGAAGGAAGTGGCTTGGGAACTATGCCGGGGATTGAAGGCGCTCGATACAGGAACAATACGCCGATGAGCGTTCTTACCGCTCCTCCAGCCACTCAATTGAAATTCGTCCCTGCAGGACATTCAAAGCCCGATGGATCGCCTTGTAATTGGGCCCCTTACTTCGCAAACACCCATGCGCGAAATATCGTCTGGTCTTGGCTTCCAGGTCCAGGTCAACGAGGGACCATCCAATCGCGTAGCACTTTTCACGAATTTGGTCGATCGCCGGGTGGCCCGTAGGTTTGTACGGCGGCTTCTCGCGCCGAAAACTATGACGCAGGGCTGCATGCTTAATGCTGTTCCACGTCGCATGCGGAAATGTCGCGCAGATTTCTTCCTTCGAACATCTCGGGTACATGCGGCGAAGTTTCGAAATCTCCGCCGCTGTCCACCAATGAATCTGCCTACTAAGGCTCTGTTTACGGCGCTGATGTTCAATGGCCTTGATGGTGCGATGCGGCAATCGCTCATGTGCTTGCAGGTTGCTAGGAATTTGGTAAAGGATTTGTATTTCCGCCTCAGTCCAGACAATGCTTCCGCTCATAGTAACGCCCTCGCGTTGTATCCTTCGGCGGTTCCGTTCTGAAAGGGCGGCGCTGCGTGCGTGATAGGATAGCAACATGCGTCGGTCCTCCTCGACGCATCTCATCCACTCTTGGGGTGAGTCGCGAATCACAACTCCAGTTTTCCAAGCTTTTCCACAACCGAAGCATATGCCATGAGCCTTACGACCGATTTCATTGCTGAGTTGATCAGGGCTGCGAACGAAGCCGACAGACTAAGCCAGTTCGAAGTCAAGCGGCTCCTCAATAGGTCGATCGCCACGGTACGCGACATGCGCGAGCAGACAAAACACTCGCCTGATCTGCGGCTTTTTTACCGCACCTGCGAAGAAACTCTTACTTTAATGCAGCGTTCACACCATGTATGGTAGCAAATGATCTGAAAGCGCGGGTACGGACAACCGAACCGCGCTTGACACCGATTCGGGAATGCATGTTACAGCTCCGAAAGGAAACGGTGGCGACGATGGCATATTCATTAAGAGATATACTCAGGTTTTTCCACGGCGGTAGCGCCAAGGAAAAACCTGCTTTCAATTCTGAAAAAGAAGCTTATGACTTCTGCCGCAACCTGTACAAGAAATCGGGTGGTGTAACGCCAGAGCTGCGCCGCGCATACGAGTTTTATCAGAAGAATTTGGATGACGGCTGCGGGCAGTTCACTGGACCTCGATCGAATCGAGATAAGTCCACTTCCCTCAAAGGAAAGCATCAGCAGGTTCAACTGCGGAGAGCGTGAGATTGACGCTTGGACGGCCAAGAAGGCCTCCAAGTGGCACGAACAAAACCGGACCAAGGTCTTCATCGCTCACGATGAGGGGTCTTCGGTCGCCCGCGGCTTTTACTGCCTGTCATTTTCGACCGAAGAAGGCAGCAAGCTAACATCCCACGATCATCGAAATATTTGGAGCGGGGGCGTGCCCCTCATCTATCTCACGTACCTGGCCGTGCAACGTAATTGTCAGCGGTGCGGCTTGGGAAAGTTATTGCTCATCGATAGCCTCAAACGAGCGCATGAAGTCTCGCGCCACGTGGCCTTCTATGGGGTAGGGCTGCGCTCTCTCAACGAGAAGACGACGAAGCTTTATGAAAAGTTCGGATTTGGAATTGCAGCAGGTGAAGGGTCCGCGCACCCGCTTATGATTCTACCGATATGGACGGTCAACGACCTCTTTGAGGCCTAAGCTCTCGGGAAACGAAAGCCAGCAGGTCTCGCGCTGGCTGTTTTGCTGCTCCTCCTCCCCACTGAGTCATTTCAGCTCAAACATCGTCGCATCATCTTCCCGCTCTCTGATCCCCTTGAACGAGGGATGCCGCAGCTGCCGTCGAGGCGCTGCAGATCGGAAAACACAGTTTCCACCGCGTCGGTGAGGCTGTTCGGGCATGTTCTTAGCCGCTTAGGCTGACAAAGCGCGGGTCGACCACCACACCTTTCGACGGGACAATCTTTTCGCCCGCAAACGGCAGTAGCAATTCCAGTTGATCGGAATCCTTCCTGCGCCTTGTCGGCGTAAGTTTCTTCCCAGGGACCGGGAGTGGTGGCAGTTTAGGCGAATGTCCGTTAAGCATCTCCTCTACAGTTGTGATCTGCAATCTAGGCATGCGTCCATGCGCCGATTTCGCCACGAATCCCGCATCCGCTGCTTCTCGCAGCATAGGCTGTGTAGGTTCTGCTAAGCAGATTAGAATGCCCATTTCTGCATCTTCGCGCTCAATTACTCCGCGCAAGTCACGCACCATCTGCACTCCAACGTTTTCTCCGCCCTTAACAGAGATTATTATCCGCCCATCGCCAAAGGGGCCGTTCTTGTATAGGATGTTCCCATCTATGCCACGGTCGGCACCTTTCTTTTCCTCCCTGTATGTTTGCGCTCCGACTCTCCAAGCAGCCCACCATTGAAACTGATGTTTATCGCGACGCGCCAAATCCCGTGCTGATGCCAAATCGACTGGGCGACCGTGGATTTCATACTTCGTGTCGGGATGATTTGCTTTGATACGCGATTCGATAAGCGTAACGGCGTAGTGGGTAACATCGATGCCTATCCACTGTCGACCGAGCCTTTCTGCCGCCTCGATGGTGGTGCCGCAGCCGCAAAATGGATCTAGAACCACGTCCCCGTGATTTGATGACGTTGCGATGATGCGTTCAAGGAGAGTAACTGGCTTCTGGGTAGGGTAGCCAAGCCGCTCTTGGGCTTGCGAGTTAATGGCATCGATGTCGGTCCAAACATCTCGCAAAGGTACGCCGGGAGCATCTGACAGGAATTGCTTGTACCTTACAAACCCGCCATTTCGCGGGAAGTAGAGAAGCCCCGTCCTATCAAGCTCATCCAACCTATCTAGAAAATCAAAATCGCTAAGGCGCTTGCCAGTGATCTTCTCATACTTCGTGTACAGGTAAGAAGCAGGCTGCCAGTGTCGCCCTTGCGCGGTCGGATCGAACCCGCGCCACACCTGGCCACTTGGCCCGGTGCGTGTCCCTGGTCCAGTCAACGCCACGTCTTGGAAGGCTTCGCCGGTTCTTTCATCTATCTTACCGAATTTCTTCTTGTAGTTCTCATCATACGCTTGCATCTGGGGATTCCAGATCGCTTGCTCCGACTTCCCGTAGAACAGAAGAACATCATGGACCGGCCCGTATCGACGGGCTGAATTGTGCGAGCCAGTTCGCTTCCAAATTACTTCGTTGCGGAAATTCTCGTGGCCGAAAACCGCGTCCAGAAGGATCTTAAGATAGTGGCTCGCCTTGGGATCGCAGTGCAAATATAGCGAGCCGGTAGGCTTTAATACGTCTCTAAGCTCAAGCAAGCGGGCTGCCATCATGGCCAGGTATGCCATCATGGCGTTTTGCCCGATCCATGCCTTCATGCCCTTGAGAGCCAAGGCGACATCCCCCGACGACCGCATTACGTCATCATAAGCCGCTGCAGCGTGCTCTCCCCAGTGCCAAGTGTCTCGAAACGCTTCAGCTTGAGCCTCCGGAAGAGCCCCATCATCCTCTCGGAAGAGGACATTGTAGGACGCGTTAGAGTTGAATGGCGGATCTAGATAGATGAGGTCGACACTCTCGGGATGAATACGTTCCCTGAGCACGTCAAGATTATCGCCAAAGAAAAGCCTATTCATTCCTTGAGCCCCTCCAGAATCTCAACTCCAGCTTGCGCTATATTAGTTAACTATACGTTTTTTACTTCTTTACACGATGTTAACTTCCCTACCCTACAGAAGAGCCCCGCTTGACGGCGCCGCACATCGTCAGCGATCGACGGGAATTTGCTCGCCCAGTCATAGCCGCCCCGCGTAATGATGCGCACGCGGGCGGGCTCGACATGATCGGCCAGCCGCTGAACCGCTTCTGGAACAATCCGCACCGCAACAACGTTGAAAAGCTGTCGCTCTCAAGCGACGCGTGGGGGTCGGCCCTAACCGCACTTAGAGACAGAGCCGGCCCAACAGGCAGCGCTTCCGCCGCCCTGGCAGCGCTGCCTTCTTCATCGTTCACCAGCGCCGCCGTTTTACTCCACCAGACTGCGTGCCTCGGTGCGCGCTTCAAACACGCGCCGGCGCAAGACATCAACCTCGCGCTTCAGATCGACGATCACGTCTCTGGTGCCGTAAACCGAGCCTACCTCTTGCCGCAGTTCGTCAATTCTGCGGCCGAGGTCCGTTATTTCATTGTCGCGTGCGTGGTTGCGTTCGGACCATTCGTTGCGGCTGACAGTCGTGTTGCGCAGGTCAATAAGCGCATCGTCTGTCCTCTTCCTATCTTCCGCGCCTCTCGCGGTTCGCCATTCCATTTCCTTCTGTGTGACGACGGATTCAGATAGCCGGACGAATGCAGTTTCGAGCCGCGCCGTATTATCCTTGATCGGCTGCAAGGAGAGGAACCCAAGGCCGGCAAGGATCGTGATGACGACGCTCAAGGCTGCGAAGATGACAGGCCAGTGCGTACGGCTGCTGTTGCGAAGCTCGTTTGAAAGGGTGCCAATCGCCGAATTAACCGTCTGAAACCCGGTGTTCATGTTCGAGCGCAGATCAACGATGTCCTTGCCCTGGTTTTCAACGCGCTCTGATAACCGAGCGTATTGGGCTAGTGGATCGAATCCGTTTCCGTTCGTCGTCATATCGATAGCCTCTGCCATTCGCCCTTATGCCCCTGTCTATGCCATTGCGTGTTCATTAACGATCGGAGAACCGTTCGGCTGATAGCGTTGCGCCAGCCGGTGCGAGGAACCCTGTATCGCGTCGGTTAGGCCGGGCCGTCCTGTTCGCTGCAGGAAAGCCCGGCCGCCTTGTCGTCATTCCCCGATCGGCTTCCTCGCGGCCCAGCGGCCATAGAGAGCGATAGCGCCGCCGATGACCGGGCCGAGCGCAATGATCAGTTCGATCACCTTGCCTTGAACGTCTGCCGGGAAGGCATAGCCGAACATGCCGAGCACGCCGGCCGCGGCGGCGAGGATGGCGCCGAGCGTGACGCGCGACCTATACCAGGGCTCACTGTTCGTCGCGTTGATGATCTCCGGGGCAATCCGGGTCACAACTGCATTGATGATCGGAGCAGCAGCGGCAGACTCCGCAGGGACGGTCGGATCGCCGATTGCTGCTATCACGGCTCCGGTGATCTTGTTTTCGAGGATTTTCTTTGCGTCGCTCATGTGCGTCTCCTTATTCCGCTGCCTTGGCTTCGCGCAGAGCGAGCGTGATGGCTGCATAGGCCTCCGCTGCCCGAACGAGCGCAGTCGCAGCTGTGACGGAGTCCGGGTCCTTGCAGACGACGTCTAGCGCCGCCCAGGCCGCCGCCTCGCGGGCGACGGTGCGTTGCTTGATGTTGCCTGTGCTGGCGACGATCAGGAACGCCGAGTGAGCCGTTGCAGCCGCCGAGCAGACCTGCGGCAGGTTCTTCTGAATGGCGGTGTCGATCGAGGACGTGGTTTGGCAGGCGGGCAGCCCAAGAGCCGCCACAGATGCGATGATCAGTGAACGCATGGTCGATTTCCTTGATGGTTGGAGGTTTTAGAGCTTGGCTTTTGCTTCAGCGCGCAGCTTGTCGCCGCAAGCCTTTGCGCCTTTCACGGAGGGATCGAACGCGAGCCGCGTGAAGTCCCATTTGTTTCGCTGCTGGATGCCGAGATTGTTCTGAACCTCAGCGTGGGAAAGCACGGTCGTGTCCTTGATCGGGATGGAGTATCTCCGGCAGAGATCTGCTACGACGCCAGTGAGCGCGTCCCATTGCTCGCGCGTCATCGGATACTTGCCGGGATCGAATGGCGCCTCGTTCGAGCCGCCCATGCAGCACAGCGAAACGCCGATTGAGCCTGAGTTGCAGTTCAGGGTGTGGGCGGCATAGCCCTTCTTCGCTGGTGCCTCGTTGAGCTTGATCGATGGAATGCCGCGGACGAGCTTGCCGTCAGCCTCGATGAGCATGTGATAGTGGCTCCTGTCGAACTCGCTCGCCTGGTGCGTGCCAGCCGTCCAGTGGCAGATGATGCGCTCCATCTCGGCAGCGGGCATCCATTCGGCAGGGACAAGGGAGGCTGATGGCTTTGGAGACGGAGGCAGCGAGACCGGCGGTCCGTCCCCCGTTGGGCCTCTGCGGCCCTCTAGCTCGTCCAGCGCTTTCCCGACTGCGGCGAGCGTCTCCGCCCCAGGGTCTCCGTCCGCTCCGAATTCCGGAAGCGGAAAGCCGAGCGCGATCAAGCGCCGCTGCAGAGACTGCACGGTCGTATTCATGGGTGATATCCTTTGAGGGAAATTTAGAGGCCGAGTGCAGCCGTCCACATGGCGTCGATCTGCTCGTCAGTCAGACCGAGCGCGCCGCCGACGGACGCGATAAGCGGATGCGTGCGGTTGAAGGTGGTGGCGTATTCCCACTCGATCCGTGCCGTCTCCTTCTCCGCGCCTTCCGGCATCGCGTCGATCACGGCGGAGACCTGAGCTAAGGTAAACCCACCCGCTACGAGGCCGAGACGAAGTTGCCGCGCCGAAAGGGGAGGCAGGGCGGCTCTTACCTGCTCGATTGTCGGCGGAATGTATGGATGAACTTGGGCGTCCGGATTCTGGCTCATCCAAAGCCTGACCGCCGGGTTTGCGCCGTAAGGGCAATCAGGGGTCGAGATATAGCGCTCGAACCGCTCCTCTATCCCATTGATCCGGAGTGTGACATCCAGATCGTAGGTGCCCTCGAACAGGGTATCAGTGATGTTGTGTACTTCGACGACTTCGAAGACCTCGGGTTCCATTTAAGCCACCTTTTGCAAGAGATATCGGCCATCGGCACCGACATTGCCGCGTGCCCGCCATGTGCCGGAGAGAACGGCGCCGGAGCCACCACCAGACGGATATCCGTCGTAGACGTATTGTATCGTATCTCCGTTATAGAGAGCCGGGACCGCAGTCCCGTTTCTGTTGGTGGCGGTAACGAGACAAAGGATCACATGCCCGAGCGGGAAACTCGTCGTCGAGTTGCTCGTCGTCGTCGACACTTCCGCCGCAATGAATCCCAAAGCGTGCGTGTGGCTGGTCGATGTTACCGAGTTCGTCGTCGAGTTGGTGATGTCGGAAGGCGTGCCCAGCGTGAATGTCCGGTTTGCCGCAAGGTCGCCGCCACCTGTCAACCCGTTCCCGGCCGTAAGGGTCAGGGTGGTTGCCGGAACTCCCATAGACGCGCGGGCTGTGGCGCCGCTTTCAATGACGTACGTGGTGCCGTTGCCGACGATGAAGCCGCCGTCGGTGAAGGCAAGACCGGAGATAGCAGCGAGGGCAGCATCATAAGCTTGAACGTTCGTGCCGATAGTAACTCCGAGCGTAGCGCGCGCAGTCGTTGCGTCGGCATCGTCAAGCAGAGTACGGGCGAACGAAGTCAGGGTGGCTACAGCGTACGTGTCGAGCGCGGTCGTATAGATCATGCGATCTGCAGCCGTCGTGAGACCGGCAATTGACGTCAGACCGGCGTCCGATGCCTGTGCGCTGATTGTGGTTCTCACCGCAGCGGCGTCCGCATCGTCCAGGATCGTGCGGGCGAAAGACGTCAGTGCTGTCGTCGCATAGGCATCAGATGCCGTCGTATAGATCATCTTGTCGGCCGAGGTCGTCAGGCCAGCGATCGACGCGAGACCAGCATCGTAGGCCTGCACATCTGAACCAATCGCCACGCCGAGATTCGTGCGCGCGCCGGTCGCCGTGGTCGCGCCTGTGCCGCCAGCTGTGACCGGGCGTGCGGCATTGGCATCGTCCGTCAGATCATCGACGAACGCATTGTAGGGCACACTCTGAATGGTCGTGTTCGACACGCCTTTGGTGCCGGCCGGAGGGGAATAGACGCCACCAGTTCTGGGCATTGGCAATCTCCAAAAAAAGGCTCCTCGCCGGAAGCCTTGCCATGTGATCGGATTTTAGATTTGATCGCCCCAGCAACACAGGGGCGAAATCAATGACTTACCTCGAAGACGACGCTGAGCGAGGCGTTCAGCTTTTCATGGCTGAAAACGCACTAAATCGCGACGAAGCGCTCCGTCTTATTGTTCGCGATTGGCTGATAGGGAACGGCTATCTTGAGCCTGGCGAAGCTCTGGACGATGGCCGAGAAGCGTCTCTTGGCGGGGCTTAGGAGCCCCCTTTTCAAGTTCCCGGATTCTCGTGTATGTTGCGCACATGCTGCGCCTCATCCAAATAGTTTGTATCGCCCTCACCGCCGCCATTCTCTATGGCCTCGGCTCTATTTCTGACGCGCTTGCAGGTCACTTTGGCGAGGGCTTCGATCCGGGCTTTGTGCTCGGGATGGTGTTTGCGGTGCTGGTCTACCTGTTCATTTGCTGGCTAGACCCTTCATCGCGCCCCCGCGGTGCCTCCACCGATCAGAATCGCTTTCGTTAAGGCGTCCACCAAAGCCGGCGGCTGACCAGTTCTCTGCGCCTGGGCAAGCGCATCCACCAAGGCGGCACGATTGCTGACCATAGCTTCCGCTAACGTGGCGTCCCGCGCTTCTTTCTGGCCTGCCAGGATCATGTTGGCGAGTTTGTCCACCAACTTGATGCCGCCCGCGCGGACAGCGCCCTTCACGCCACCGGCAGCATAAGCCTGCCTTGCGAAATTGGGGTCGCTTTCGCCACCAAGATCCGCCAAGTGCTGTTGACGCCTGGCGGTTTCACTATTCCGAGTAACCACGTCGCGCGTGCGAGCAAACGTCAGCTCGTTATCGAGAACCTGGAACAGCCTGTCTGCCTTCTCCTGTCCGAAGAGCGTAGCAAGTCGAGCCCTGTTCCAATCCCCCTCGGACTTGATGAGCTTGTTTAGGCGGGAAATGTCGTTGGCATTACTGCCAAGGATACGATCGACTTCGGCCCTTGCGCCCTGCGACAGACGTAGCGGTACCGCCGAAGGGCCGATCTGCATTCCCTGTGGCAAAGCGCCCTGCTGAACCTCTGCGGCCAGCTCTGCGGGACGCGGGGCGGTGCGTCCATGGTCTAGGACGGACTGCCCGCGCTGGAGCGCCTCTCGCTGGCGAGCAAGCTCGGCATAGGCGGCGTCGGCTTCTTTGATGCGGGGAACCGCCCGAGTGAGTGCGTCATCAAGCATCTGCCGCGTTTCGGTCAACGCGGAAATGACCTTCGGGTTTGCTTCGCTCTTGAGCATCCCATCGATCGCCTGGCGGGTCTCAAACATCACGTTCGGATTGTTGGAGACCATATCGGTACCATGGTCGTTCAGCATACCTCGGACTCGCTGCAGGGCTCTCTGCGCGTCCCCTCGAAGGGTGCCAATAGACCTCTCCAGGTCGTCGGCAATCGGGGTGATGTCGTAAGGCTGCGCCCCCTGAAAGGAGTCCCGATAGAGCGGAGAAAGCATCTGCTGGTTGGTTTCAGTGCCCCGCTCGATTGTCGAGGGAACGACATTGCGCCCCATCGTATCATCGACTGCGGACGCAAGACGCGCGTTGGCACCTGCCTGCCTCGCCTCAAGAGCAGAACGCATTATCTGTTGTCCGCGACCTGGCGTAGCGGCCAGTGCAGCAGCCTGCGCCTGTGTATTCGGCCCAAGGTCAGCAATCATCCCCTCCGGCCCGAGGTCCGCCAACCGGCCCCGCATCGCAGCCTCGTCCAGTTGATCGCCTATGATTGTTTTCGCGAGTTTCTTCACTGCGGCGCTGTTGGTGCCGGCCGCCTTGGCTGCCTGGGAGGTTTTCACTCCATCGATCACCTTCCGCACACCTGCGCCAACAGCCATGCCCACCGCAGGCCCCGCAAGCCCCGCAATGCCGCCCCACTTTGTGCCGCTCCAAATTTCATCGGGATCGCCACCGGAGCGAACGGCAGCATCAAGGCCACCGATCCCGGCCCCCGTTGCTCCTGATGCCGCCGAGCGTACGGCCAGATTCCCCGCCCCGGCCCCGAATGCCGCAGGTGCGGCTACGACCATGGGAATGGTCCCTGTGACTGCCCCGGCGACCTTCCCGCCCGTGGCCATATACGGGTGCTGTCGCTGCGCGGTCTCGGTAAGCGCCTGGGCTTCCTTCAGGTTCTCGCCGTAGCTCTCACCATTGATGAGCGATGACACACCGGCAGCGCCGCGCTGCGCCGCGCCAAGGAGCATAGGGCCGACGACAGGGAAGCCTTCGAGGAATCCCGACGTGGTCGCGCCGAACGTACCGCTCGGGCCAGCCATGCGCTCTTCACGGGCGAGCAGTTCCGCGCCCTCCTCAAAGCTGAGGTGGCGTCCGCGGCGTGGCTTGTCCGTATAGCCGATTGTCGCATTGAACTGGTCCCGCGGCATGTCGCTGTAGAACTTGCGGTGAAGAGCGTCCGCAAGATCAGCATCCGACATGTCACGGTACTGCGGGTACTGCTGCCTGATTTCGGAAATTGTTGGCATTTATCGAATCCCCAGCGGGTCGTCTTTTTCGCCCGATTTGTTGCCGTAGGTCGGCCCTGCAGCCCTCTTCATGCCGTCGATGACGATTTGGCGGTTACGACGCTTCTGCTCCAACACGTCCGGCAGATCGTTAGGCTGCGGGAAATACTGCTTGTTGGCGTTGTCGAATTCTTCCGGAGAGATGACCGCGCCAGACTCTCGGCGAAGCTGGGCATTGATGAAATCCCGTCGCGCCTGGTCGAACTTTTGGAAATCATCGCTGACCATCCAGTTCTCGAGGAAATCGGGGATATAGTCGTTGCCGCGAACCGCCTGGTCCCAGACGCCCAAGCCGGCATTCTCGAATTTGTCGATCAGCGAGCCGGAATTGTTCATGCGATCCGCAAACGTGGCAGCTTCCTTTTCGTCAACCGTCACCTTCGGAGCGGTGACCTGAATGTTGCCCTCTGGTGTCAACCGCCCCCCCGGCTGAGCCTGCTGCTGACCAGGCTGGGGCTGGCTTTGCGGGGCTGGCTGCCCTCCGGAAAGCTGCTGCGGCTGGCCACCAGCGGCCGGCTGCCCGAAGACGCCTTGCGGGGTGAGGAAGATGACTTCGCCATTTGGCCCCGAAATGGTCTTTCCGGCCGCGAGCTGCTGCGCCTGTTCGGGCGTTAGCTGGTTGCTATCCATAAGGCCGTTCAGTGCCTGAGCCTCAACAGAATTCCCGCTGAACCGGAACTGACCGTTCCCGCCTCCGGTTGGGGGCGTAAGCCACTTATCTTCGTTGGGATCGTAGACGTTCCCATTGCCGGCGTTGATGAGCGGTTGGCGCTTCGGCTTCCTCGCTTCTTCGAGTTCCAGGCGCGTCTTCTCCAGCCCCATCTGATAGGACGGGTCACTGCGCTTGGCCTCCTGCTCATACCGCTGACGCTCCAGCCATACCTGCTGCTCGCGGGCGGCCTCGGCGGTCTGGTACTGCTGGTTGACCATGGCTTGCACCACTGCCCGCTGCTCATCCGAGAGGAACGGGTTGCTGAGCGCCTGCAACAGAGCGGGATCGACGCCAGGGAGCCCCCCCTGCGCGCCTTGGGGCTGAGACTGCGGTTGTGCGCCCCCCCGCGCCCGTGCCTGAGCTAGCTGCTCCTCTGTGGCCGGTGTCCCGCCCACCAGTGCCGGCATGATGCCGCCCTGCGCGTTCGCGAGTTGTGCCGACTGGTCAAACGGAGAAGGCAGGCCCGCCGGATCTGCGCTTGCCGCAGAGGCTCCCACGCCGCCTACAGCGACGCCACCTGCCTGGGGCCCCGCACCTGCACCGCCTGCATTCGAGCGGGCTCTCGCAGCTGCTACTGCCTCCTCCTGAGAACCATACCTGGCAAACGCCGGCCCGCTCTGTGCCTCGTAGGCCTGCATTGCCCCGAGAATCCCCCGCTCGTCTTCCGGGTTAAACTGCTGCGGACCATTCGGCCCCATCCAGAGCGAAGGCACGTTCACCCATTCGCCGCTCGGCAGCTGCCAAGTGGTCGTTAGTTCAGTGGAAAAGGAGCCATCCGCGTTCGGGCGCGTCTCGCCTGGATTGAAGGGTCGCAGACCGGCTTTCGGTCCAACGTTCTGGCCTGGGAACCGCGCTGCATATTCAGGTGTCTTCTCGAACTCAGCGACTTCCTCCGTCAGCGACGGCGGAGCGAATGGTGAGGCAGAAGCCGAAGCGCCGCGCCCCGCTCCCGGTGAACCCGCCGCCATTGCCGTAACAGCTTCTGAGGCAGTCTGCGGCGGCATGCCAACGGACGGGTCAAGGCTTGCAACCTGTTGCGGCTGCCCTTGGCCTTGGAACTTCGGCAGGAAGGCGCTTGCAGTGGCAAGACGTTCAGCCGCCTCGCCTCCGGGTCGGTTCCATCCAGCGAACTGCCACGCACGGTTCATCAGTTGCTGCGCTTCCTCGACACTCTTTGCGTTGTTCAGCGCCGTGACGAGGTTCGGGTCCTCCTGGAGAAGAAATTCGGCCTGGGTCTGCGGAGAGCCATTGCCCTGCTCGCCTTTCGACGCGGCATAGCCCTGAAGCTTCTCAAGCCGAGGCCCGCGCCAGGACATGATGCCGCCAGCGGTGCCCGCCTGCCCGCTCTCGCTTGGGTCGCTCCACGTCCGGTTTACGTTTTTCGGCGAAAAACGGCTTTCCGCCTGTCCCGTCGCCGCGACGGCAGCAAGGCCGAACGGATTCGTGATGCTGTCGTCGACTGTGTCCATGAAGCCGGAATAGATGTCATTGCCGCTCATGTTGACCGGGCCGGCGCTCGCCGTCGCGCCAGACGCGCCGCTGCTAGCCGGGTTCACACCAGGAGAAGGCATGCTCGATGCGCTGGCATTTGGCGCTTGCCCGATGATCTGGTTGAAGAGGTCATCCGCTGCGCTGCGCCCCTCGCCTTCTGCCTTATTGGCGCGCCGGTTCATGATGCCCGCGACGATGCCAGAACCGAGGGCGTTGAGGCCTTCTCCAACATTCTTAGGAGCGGCCGACGCGCCCATGATGGCCATGGCGAGATCACGCTTACGCTTGATTGATTCCGGCGTCTCTTTGGTATCCCCGCCGAACAGGAACGAATAGGCCATCAGGAAAGACCCCCATTGCGGTTGCCAGTGAAGAAGTTAGCCAGACCGGTCATCATCGACGGCTGCGCGCCGCCCGGAGCAATCGGAAACGCTGCGTTGCGCTTTGCCAAGCCTGCCGCAAGGCCTGCCCCGAGCATGCCCATGCCGCCGCCGATCGATTGCGGAAGCGGCTGGCCCATGATCTGCGCCTGAAGCCGCTTAGCCAGATCCTCACGCGTGAGTTTCGTGCCCTGATATCCGCCATAGCTCATCATTTGCGCCTCCCCGCATTGAAGAGGGCGCCGTAATTGACTTGCTTAAGTCCGTCAGGACGGCGCGACACGGCGTCGGGGCGGACCTTCTCCACCTCCTGCGCCATCACGCCTATGCGCTTCGGAGCGTTCTTGCCTTCGCCCTTGTAGCGGTACTCATAGAGGCCGCCGACTTTCTTGACGTCCTTTTTCGCCCGCTTGTCCGAAAGGCTGGCGAGCTGGCCGCCGAAGCCCAGGAGACCGCCGAAAAGGCTCTGCATGTTGCCCTGCTGGGTGTTGTAGGCGCCCATCTTGTTCGCATAGTCCTGCTGCACCAAGCCGGCATAGTCGACGGTCGGCATCGGATTGCTGTTTGTCGGAACGAAACTCGGGCTGTTGACCTGGGCGCCAGACATCAGGCCGATAATTTCGTTGATCGGCTGGTTGCGCTGGGCGTACTGCTCGTTCAGGTATTGCGCGCGCTGCTGGTTCTGCAGATTGAACTTGGCCTGCTGTGCGTTGAATGTCTGATCCTTCAGCGCGTTGTTCGCCGCGGTCGTGGTGCTCTGGTTCTGGAACATCTGCTGATTGGCGTCATTGCTGAAACCGGCAGACGTGGCGTTCTGGCCAAACTGCTGCTGTTGCGCGGCGTTCTGGAATGTCGCCTGATCGCGTGCGAGGCCCGCAAGGCGGCTTTGCTCCTGGCCGGCATTCAGGATAGCCCCATACCGGGCGTCTGCTGCAGACCGGTTTGCCTCGTCGATCGCCCGGTTATAGGCCTCCGATCCTGGCTGCAGGCCCTGATTGACCAGCCGCGTTTCCAGGGCCGCCCGATCCCGCTCAAGCTGCGGGTTCATCCGATCCATGAGCGCCTGTTCATAGCGCGACGTATCGAAATCCACGTCGTAGGACTTGGTGATGTCGCCGGCATTGCCGATGTTGGTCTGAAGGTTTGGGCCGCCCGCGAATTGCTGATATCCCGGCAGACCAATCTTCGAGGCATCGCCCGCAACCGGCGCCTTGGACATGTCCATTGGCTTGCCGAGCAGATCATTCAGCTTGCCAGACTGGTTATTCGCCAGCGACGCCATATTCAGTTCCGCGGCGTCGGTCTGGTCCTTGATCGCCTGTTGCTGCTGGGAAAGCGTCTGCGTGGCGGTCGGCACCTGCAGGTCATATTCCTTGCCGCTGAGCGGGTCCTTCCACTTCTGCGTGGTGTAAGTATAGGTCAGATTTCCATCTGGCGTGACCTGGTTGACGTTGCCCATGACATTATTGGCAACCGACGTTCCGATATTCGTCGCGGTCTGGGCAGATGCCGTTTCGTTCGGGTCCGGAGACTTCGGAGCGCTACCGTAAAGGCCCATCGTTCAATCCCTCATCCAATCTTCGACGGTCTCTCGCGAGCCGGCATGGCAGAATTCAAAGAAGTCTTCCGCTGTGGTTTTCGCGTGGTCGTAGCCGCCGCAGATCGCCGCGACAGCTGTGACGATCGATCCGACCGCTTCCCGCATCACGAATCCGAATTGCCGCTTCAGCGCATCACGCGAGGAGCGCCATTCATCGCTCAGTTCCCATTGCACGATCACGCTATTGATGATCGGCGCCAGCGTCGCCGCGTGGCGAACAAAGAACGGGTTCACAGGCAGTCGTGTCAGCGTGCGGACCAACAGCCAGCAAACGTTGCGCTGGCGGTTCTCGTCCTCGTCGACAATGTCGTCGGCCAGGCGGGCAATCTCGGCAATCTCGCTGAGGAAATCGGCCGCCGCTTCGTCACCTCGCGTCCAGCGGAGAAGCGCCGCCCGCACGGCATCGGGTTCGTTCGGCAGCATCAGGCGCTCGCCTCCCCGATCGAAACCTGGACCGTGGCTAGATCCACTTCGAGATCGAGCTTGAAATCGCCGCCCGAGGTGATGACACAGCCGACCGCGATCATGTCGCCGGTCGCACGTACGTTTTGGCGGAAGTCAAACCGCTGGACCTCGGACGTGCCATCCCAGATCGCCACATCCCATAGGCCGACATCCCACTCGGATGAAGACGCATCGCCCTCGCTTACCGAGTTGAATGTTGGTGTGGATTTGTCGTAGTCGGCGCGGGCGAACAATCGCACCTTCGGCTTCGTCTTGGCCCTGAAATACATATGGGCAAGAGTAGCCGTCGCCCGCTGCCCGAACTGGCCGGCCGGCGAGAACTGCGAGAGATAGGTCGCCGAGAACGTCAGATCGTCATCGGTTCCACCCGTATCGCCCTGCCAGACGTAGCCGTCGAAAGAGCCGAAGAACAGGCCGCCCTGCAAGGTGTCGTAGCAAAGCGCCTGCCAGTTGCTGATCGTCGACCAGCGGCCGGTGAGCACGTTCAGGACGAACGTCGTGTCGGTGACGACGGTGTTTTCCGGAAAGGCCACGAATACCAGGTTCTGCTCGGGCCACTGCTTCAGCGTCCAGCCGGTTCCGGTGGCGTTCGCCGCCTTGCGCCAGTCGTCCTCGATCGGCCGCGACACAGACACGAGCGACAGCGCCTGCCGGTCGCGCTGGAAGACCTGCGACATGGGCGTTAGGCCGTCAATCGTGGCAATGAGGATGTCACCCCCTGCCCTGATCCATGCATTTTTCCCGAGCGGCTTGCCGATCTGATAGACGCCCTTCAGCGCGAAGGTCGAAGCGCTCGACGGATCATCGCCGGCATAGACGGCAATCTCGCCCTCGGTCGAGACAAACACGCACATGTCGTTGAGCCCGTCGCCGCTTTCCAGCGACCATGAGAACCCGGTGAGCAGCGAGCCGCCCTTCTTCATGACACCGCCGAGCGGGAACAGCGATGCGGCGCCGCTGACGGCATTCACCGCCAGGTAGTAGGCGTCGAGCGTGCCGTTCTTCAGGAAGAATTCGCGGTTCTTGAACAGCCAGCCGTAATTGAGCTGCGGCATCGTCGTGCCATCGGTGAAGGTGATGGCCGTCGTCGACCAGGTCGTGCCGTTGTACAGCCGCCGATCATCCGCACCGTTCACGCAAACAAGCCAGGACGTGCCGGCATTCGTATGCTGGAAGGCGCACCAATCGCCCCCGCTTAGGCCACTGACGTCTGCCGCCGTGGTCGTGGGAGGAGCGGCCGGCGACGTCATGTTGTAGATGCCGCTCGCCGTCGCCATGAACAGCTTTTCGGTCGAGCCGTATTTGTATTTGAACGCGCTCTTGATGTCGGTTCCGTCCGCCGCAAGGCCTTTCTTCTGCGAGCCGCCGCGGATTTTGCAGCCAATCAGCGTCGGAAGGAAGTTCCGGAGCACCGTGGCCGAGCCCGGTTGTTGCGCGGCCATGTCGGCAGTCGTGACGAGGCCTCCCTTCGGCGCAGGGAAGGTCACGGGCTGCGATGACTGCTGCCGCCCGATCGATACGGAGCCGCGATTGGATTGCGCCATACGGCCTGCCCTGGGCTGTATCTTCACGTGGTGCCCCTATCAGCGTTGATTTCCTGCACGAGATCAGCCTCGAATTCTGCGAGGTTGTCTTCGAAGGCGAGCCCCTTCTGTCGCTTCCAACGCCAGATGATGCCCTTCACGAGCAGGCGCTCAGGAAAGAGAGTTGTATCGTCGTCGGCGGTCCACGCGGCAGCCTCGCCGCCAACGTCTTTCAGAACCCAGTTCTTTGAAACGTAGTCGATGACCGCATCCACGGCCGATGACGCCGGGGAAAACAGGAACTGATCGGCCTTGATGAAGTAGTAAGGCTGCGTCGAAGGCACGACCGAAATGACGGACCACTGCCCGCTATTGTTGACCGGCCGGGCGAACTCTCCGGTGGAGGTCCGAATACCGCCGCCTGGTGTCAGGCGTTGATAGTCGCTCGGGAAGTTCTCGGGAGAGGCAGTGCAGACATGCTGCTTGAGCAGCTTCTGCCAATCCACGCGGCGCGCTATCTCGTCGCCGGCTTCCTGCGCAAGCGTCACCATCGTTTCAGCGTTCGGCTCGCTCGATCCATAAACGGTATCGAACTGAGAGAGCGCAACAACGTCGCAAACTTCATTCACGGCAGAAAGAAGGGTCATGGCGTGACACCTCCTACGACAAGCTGGGCATTGCCCCAGCGGGAGCGCTCGTCTTCGATCTTCAGACCGTTGATCGCGAGCAGCATGAGCTGCTGGGCAGCGGTGGCGCGGTCGATATCGCCTTTCCAAATCGCGATTTCGTTGACGAGCGAATACAGGTAGACGTCTGGCGCTTTCTCAAGCAGCCAATTGGTCGGCGCGGTCACTGTCAACGCGGGGATCTTCCCGTAGTAGGTGAGGCCGATGTCCTGATCCGCGGTCGGTCGGACTTTGATCGTGCTGCCGACAATGGCATAGCCGGCGGGAGTGCCGCTGCGGTCCATGTAGCTGCTCGTCAGCTGCTCCAGAGAAACAGCCCGGATCGGAATCCCGTTGGCGTTCTTGACCTCTCGCGCCTCAAGGAAATCGGTCGGAAGCGTTCCATCCCCTTCCGTCAGCGTCACCATCGTGGTCTTTTCCATGCCCGCCACGCGCAGGCCGCGGTTCAGCTTCAGCTCAGCGAGCCCCAGCAGGCGCGGGAAGACGTGCGAGATGTCCGCATAGCCGGAATACTCGCCAGCATCGATCAACAGGGCGGCATAGTCGGCAATGGCGCTCATAGAGGAACCTTCCCTGCACGGCTGGCGTCGGCAAACATGCGCGCGGTGTCGATGAGGCGCGTAATGCGGTCATTGGCCTCTTTGTGGCCGTCCGCATCAACGTCAGCGGCTGGCCGCCTGTACTCCTCCGCGCGCACCTGCGCTTTGATGCGCTCGAATTCGATGCTCATCACGCCCGTCCTTCGTTTCGATTGGCTTTGGCTGCCCGCACGACCTGCCTAAACTCTTTCCGGCTCAATCGCTGACGCCTGATGCGTCCAGTGAACCGGGCCGCGATATCGTCTTCAATCCAGCGATCCGGATAGATGCGGATTGGCGCGGCTGTGGTGCGCCCGAGGCAGTAATAGCCGCCTTCGTAAGCAACGGTGATGATCGGCAGGTATGCCATCAGAGGCGCCCTTCCTTGGTCCGCCAGGCGCGGTTGTCGCTGTCGTTAATCCAGCGCTTCACAAACCTGTCGTCGCCCTCGGAATGAGCCTGCACAAGGCCGGAATCATGGGCGACATTGAGCGGGATAGAGGCGACGCGGTGCCAATCGCCCTTCCATGCACGCTCGGCGCTGTTTCTGATGGCCTGGTTTTCACTCATGAGATTGTCGACGGGGTAATCGACGCGGAAAACGTCCTTCTCCCCGTCGAAATAGTGCCAGACGGAGCGGCCGGTCATGATGTCGTGGTCGTAGAGCGTCCACTCTCCGTCTCGAACAATCATGCGTCGTCTCCGGGCAGCGGGTCGGCGCGCTCAGCTTTCCCGCTGGCAATGAGTTTCTTCGCGGCCTCGACCGGAAGTTCAAGAACGGTCCCGGCCGGGATGCGTTTCTCGTCGTCCGCCCAGGTGTCGTACAGCAGTTTGACCGGAGCCAGTTTTTGGGCCTTCGGTTCTGGCATATCTGTTTCTCCTTGAATCGGGAAAGGGGCAGCCAATGGCCGCCCCTCATCAGGTTGGTTGTCGATCGCCGATTAGCTGACGGCAGCGCTGAAACACGTCGCTTCCGTGCCGGCGGCAGAGCCAAGCACAGTGACGCTCCAGAGGCCGGAAGCTATATCTTCGAGTTCGATGATGTCGCCCTTGATGCCGCCCGTCGTGGAGCCGTTCATGGTGATGGTGTCGCTGTCCGAAGCGGTTTCGAACAGAACCGCAGTGTCCGCGGCGTCCTGGCCGAACGTCGCCGTGCCGGTCATCACGTCGGTCGCGTTGGCAACCTGAACCTTCAGGCTGTTCGACGTGACCGTGGTCCCGACAACCACCTTGAACTTGACGCCGGTTCCGGAAGCGGCAGGCAGCGTCATGGTGATGCCAGCCGCGCGGTTCGCCACGACGGTAGCGCCGCCGTGGGTTGCCATGGTGAGCGACAGAGTAGCTGCCGTTGCGGAGATGGGCTTGAAAGAGGTCATGTCCGTATCTCCTTAGCTCGCAGCCGTGAGGCCGAAGAGGTCAGCAGCGACGCCGAGGCCCTTCTCGTTGTGGACCTTGAGCGTGCCTTCACCGATGATGACGCCCTTGTCGGCGTCGCCCGTCTTCGCCACGTCCTTGTCTTCCTGGATCTTGCGGAGCCAGAGGAAGGACAGCATGTCGGTGTCGATGAAGAAGGCATTGCGCGCCACGCCGGCCGATGCGGCCTGAACGCGGTTCGGATGGATCATCACCGTGCCGAACGGGCCTTCGTAGTAGTCCGCCGTGGCAATGATGGTGTTACGCTCACCGCCCTTCGAGACGGCGTAGCGGAACGGAGCAACGTTGCTGTCCGACATGAAGGTGACGAACACGCTCTTGACGTAGGGCGAAACCGAAACGTGCCGGAAGTTGGCGCCGCTCTGGTAGCCCGACTGCATCACCGTGTCCAAGATGGTCTTGGTGAATGCGCGCTGGGTGCCGTTGGTCGGAGCGACCGTCAAGCCCGTACCGGAGTTGAAGCCACCGTTCGAGCCGCCTGCGCCGCGCGAAACGTTGCTCGTGATCCAGGTATTGAGGGAGCCGAATTCACGCGTTGCACCACCGACAGAGGCGTTGGTGTCAACGATGGCATATTCGACGTCCTTGCGGATCTCGACGCCCTTCTTGAGCTTCTGATACTTCCGCTTCTGGACGTTGCCGGCCTCGGAAACGACTTCCTGAGTGGCCGAAATGATCCAGTCCTTCCGCATGATCTGGGTGTAGTTGCCCAGGCGGGTCGGCGGGGTGATGGCGCCGAAGGTGTATTCCTCACCTTCCTCGCGGATGTTCTCGCCAGGAGCAGCAAGCTCGTCGGTTTCCCACTCAGGGTGCACCGAAACGCATTTGCCCTTTTCAATGAGGGAGTAGATGGGGGTGTCTTCCGGCGTGATGCGGGACACCACGTCGGAGAGGTCTTCACGGTTGCCAACCGCCTGATTGGTCGTGAAGGTGTTCGTTAGAACAGCCATGTTTCAGATCCTTTGAAGATGGGGGTTATTCAAAGTCGATCAGGAGCGCGTCCTTCATCGACCCGGTTTTCGCCAACCTCTTCATCGCATCCTGATTTTGCCGCGCCTTTTGCCCGGTCGGCCCTTTGGCTTTCACCTTGGGAGCGCCTGGGGGAGCGTTCTCGACCTTCTTCATGGCCTTTGCGCGGGCCTGCTCGGCTCTGAGCCCAAGCATGGCGTAATGCATGACCTTGAAATAGCGATGGTCGGTGAACTTCTGCATCTCATCGGGAGTAAAGCCGAGGTTCTGACCGACAGCGAACGCGTCGGCAAAGAACTTCTCTCGGGCATCATCCTTGACAAGATGCGGAAAGGCTTCGAGCAGCTTGGCGTTCTCGGCCGCGAGAGTTTCCTCATTCACGGACTGGGTGAGGTCGCCGGCTACCGCCTTTGGCTCGGTGCCCATCTCAATGACTTGGTGCACGCGCGCCAGGGCAGCATCGTAAACCGCCTTCTGCCTCGTATATTCGCCGGGATTCTGGATCGCCAACGAATAGCTCGGCTCGGCTGGTAGCTGCTGGATCAGGAATTCTGCGATGGCGTTCGCCGTACTGGCGACGCGGGTTGTCATAGCCTCAAGAGTGCGGCCCTTGTTGGCCACCTCCTGGGTTTTGTGGCGATAGTCACGCTCCCGCAAATACCCTAGCTTCAGTTCCTCCAGAGGAACCTTCTCGCCACCTTTCAGGGTAACAATCGTATCCTGGGCTTCGTTGGCCGCGTCTTCCTCGTCGGATTCGGCTAGCTCGTCGCCCTGGTCTGCGGAATCGTCGGCCTCTTGACCATCTTCACTGGTCTCATCCGTCTCTGCCGTCGATCCCTGATCTTCCTCTTCTTCTTCGTTGGCCTCACCAGGCTCGAGAAAATTGAGGTTCGCAGGATCATCGATGGAGGTGGAGGGTTCAACGGTTTTGCTCTCGCCGACGAACGGCGAGTTGGCACTCTCGTTAGTCATGGAATTGCCTTTTCAGGTTTCGCGCCGGCCCTATGCCGGGGCTCCCTTTCCGTCAGCCTTTGCTTGCTCCGTCAGGAACTTGAGCTTGCCGCGGAAATTCCGAATGGCCCGCACTTCGGCCGCAAAGGCGGCGCGGGCTTCGTGATCTGTGATCTGCGCATGGACGCAGCCGTTGACGGCCGCTATTTCGAGCTCGTCCATCAGCAGATGAAAGAGCGGCATGTCGAGCAGCACGCGGGCGGCGGCGGTTTTGTCTTCCGGCCGCATCAGCCCGGTTCCCCGCCAATGTGCGTCTCACTGACCGGGTCGCGCGTCAGCATCTGCGCGGCGTTGGTCTGCCGCTTCAGATTGATCTCCTGGTCGATCTGATAGCGCTTCAGGGCCATTTCCTGCTCAATGCGCTTCATCTCAAGCTGCGCTTCTGTCTGGATCCTCTGCTGGGCAATCTGCGCGTCCAGCTTGGCCTTCTCCATATCGGCCTGGGCCTTGATCTTGACCTTCTCCATTTCGGGATCGGGCTTGTTGGCGGCGGCTTGCTGCAACTGCTGGATTTGCTCTGGCGTCGGCTTGGTGAAATAGAGGTTAGGGGTGCGGAGACCCGCAGCCTCGACACCACGCGACACCGAATTCCAGATATTGTCGGGCGTGACGTATGGGTTATTGACAGGCCCATAGGCGGCAAGCAGCTTCTCCTGCTGGGCGCCGACGACCTGCATCATCATCATGTCGCGTTCGCGTGTGCCGGCGCCAAGGCCGGTGTTCACCGTGGCGTCCATTTCCGCATTCCAATGCCGGGGGTCGAACGTCACCCACTGACCACGCAGGCGAACAGAGCGCGGCTTGTCCTGATGCTTGATGACCAGCTTCAGAAGGCCCTTGAACACGCGACGGAGGCCCTGCGCGAACGTGCGGACCATCAGTTCGGTCTGGCCTATGCCCGCCTGCTCGATCATCGCCGAGGCCTTGGCCGTCATATTCTGCAGAGCATCCGGCGCCATACCGCTCGAGGCGTCCGAAATCCCGGTGCGGTCGGTCGCTTCCTGATCGAGATAGGCCAGCATCGAGAACGATTTCTCGGCCACGAAAGGCACGACGTTGTAACTGACGGCGGCGCGTGCGTCCGTCCCCTGCCCTACTCTGATCGGCTGCCCAAATTTCGGGTTGAGCACGCTCTCCGGGTTCTGGATCACGCCTTCCTGCACGATCGGCTGCTGGTTGTTCTGCCAGTACAGGTTATCCAGCGTCTGGCGCATCAGGACGGTCTTGACGCGCTGGATTTCCGCCATGTCGTCGGTGACCGAATTTCCTTCGCGCTGGTGCGGCCGTCGCTCAACGATCAGGTCGGCGAAGGGAACCTCGTCGGTTTCCTCATCATCGAGCAGATTGGCCTCCGCCAGGCCGCCAGCAAAGCACATGCGGCGCAACTCGGCTATGCCGTCATCGTCCACGTCGATCTTCACGTAGAGCTCGTAGTAATCGACCTCCTGCAGGGCCTTGACGATGGAATCGTTCTCGTCGAAGGCATCGCGCCGGCGGGTGAATTCTTCCTCTTCCTCCTTGATGTCCGAACCAGAGGCAGGCAGGCCTTCGATCAGTTCGCGGTCGTAGCCCATCGCAATCAGATCGGAGCGACACAAGCGCGTCTTCAGGCCGGTGATCGGGCTGTCGTCGATCGAGATGGCGTCCGGATGGATCAGGAATTCCTCAAGCGGGACCGCGGCAAGCTTCGTGCAGCCGTATTCGGAGACGCGCCGAATCTTCACGTTGAAGAACGGCATTTCCTGCGGGCCCTGAGGCGTGTCGACCTGCTCGGCGTATTGCTCTTGCTCGAGCACCTCGACGTCGTCATCAGCGACCAGTTGCACAAGCGCCTGCTCATCAAGGCCGGTATGGCGCGACACCTGAACCGTGCGCTTCTTGTCATACCACCAGCGGATAACGCCATTGCGCAGTTTCAGCGCGTCGTGCGCCGCATCCTGCAAAGCGTCATAGCCATCGCTCTCAGGGAAGACGACGTAATTGATGTAGTCGGTCGCCTGCTCGGCGCTGGCCTCATCGCCCTCGTTGACCGGCTCATACTCTACGACCTTGTCATTGCCGAGGATCGTGCGGATGAGAGATGGCAGCACCTTCTTGATGGCCGAGCGCACGTCGCGCGAAACCACCTTCGACCGGTTCGCGTCGGCCGGCGTGTCCTTCATGGTGCCGTCGTAATATTCCATCGCCTTGATGCGATCGACCGACAGCTCGTCCCGGTAGTTCTCGCAGTCCTTGACGAGCTGCGAGACCTGGGCAGCAATCTGCTGGGTAGACATCGCAGCCATCAAATCACCTTGCGTTCACTGAACTTCCACGCCGCGGCGTCTGCCTTGACCTTGGCGAACCGCTTCATCATCAGGGCGTAGCGGGACGCCGAAATCACGTCGTCGCGCTCTTTCACGACCTTCCCGTCTTTCCGGTGATAGAGCCGGAATTCCTCGAACCACTCGCCGCAGGTCGAGAAGACTTTCCAGCGTCCCGTCTGCATCCGCTGGAGCATGTCGGACAGGCCAGCCTCGACGCCGTTGGTCTCATCGTCAAAGGTGGCGCGCTCAGGCAGCATGTTCAGGCCCTGTGCCCGATACTGCGTCGCAAGCTGCTCGCCAGACCCCTTGTCGTGCTGCAAGCCATCGTGAGGCCACGACCACGGCAGCCAGGCCCCCCAAGGCTTCAGGGCGGCAGAGTGAATGATTGGCGTCGCCTCGCGTTCGCGATAGACCTTCGTCACATAAAACACATCGGCGTCACGATCCCAGGCGCATCCAGCAGCCCCGAACGGGTGATCCCAACCGAAATCGAGGCCACCGATCTGAACCCAATGCTTCGGGATCTCGAACGGCGCTACCGTTATGCTCTCTTCCGCAATTGGGAAGATGCGGCCAGAGCCGAGCAACGGAACACCTTTTGTTCTCGCTTCCCGCTCATGCGCCGGATACGAGGCGATGATGCGCGCCCGCTCCTCTGCGCTGTAGTGCTCCGCGTCGTCGATCGTCATGGTGATGACGGTGCGGTAGATCGCGCCCGGGTCATCCCCCGGCATGATGAAGCGAGCAACGACCGTGCTCATGCCCTTCAACGGCGTGAACGTGACCGCGACCGAGCCGCCGGTCGCATTGGTGCGCGTGATGCCCTCTAGGTAGACGTCCTCCGGCGGTTCTTCGTCGAACCAGACGTAATCAACCGTGTTGGCCTGCCACTTGCTGCGGCCCTGATCGTAGCCCTTGAGCAGCAGCGTCGATGCCCCGCCTGACACATGCCGAACTGTGACGCTATCGAGCGTGCCAGACACGCCAGCGCGGCGCGTGGTGTCAAGAATTGCGGCCTTCGGAATATAGCCACAGCCCCAATCTTCCTCGTTGAGAGGTGGCCCTATCAGCAAGCGCTGAACGCCGTCGCGGGTCAGTTCGTACGATTCCGAGCCGGCGAGCATCGTGATAGGCCGATCCCAGCGCCTGCCGTTCCACCAGTCCGGATACTTGCCCGTGAGGTGCATTGCCGCCTCGGCCGCGCCCGAAAGGGTCTTGCCGAGCTGATTTCCGGCCATGAACAGGCGCTCGCGATAATCGGCGCCCGCCTTGTGGAATTCGACCTGCTTTGAGTACGGCTTATAGGTCGCCAGCAGGTTTTGTTTCGTCCGCCTCGCCTTCTCCTCCAGTAGCTGCACCAGTTCCAGCTTTTCCGAGAAGCTTAAGGAGGCGAGCATCGAGGGCGTCATCTGAGAGAGTGTCGATGCTTCCGGAGTGGTTGAGGTCAAGCCGATCACCGTATTTCTTCGGAGCAATCTTGCTCATGAGCCATTTGCGGGTATCGACGCGAAGCCTCGCCCGTTGGATGGCGTCATGATTGACGATTTCTCGACCGTCTTCGGTCTTGAGGATGTCGCCTTCCTGGCTGTCGGCAATCTGCAGGATTTCATCTGCGAGGGCTTCCATCCCGGCTTCGCGCGCGCGGGCGTATTGCGCACTGAAGTCCTCGTCCTGCATCACCCATTTGCGGACGAGGCTTTCAGATGGCATTTCTTCTGCGCTGCAGATTTCCCTGAGGCTTTTACCGATGGAGAGTTTTTCGAGGATGTCCTCTCGTGTCTCCTGCCCCCATTGAGATTTACCGGCCATTAGACAACTCGCTCGCCGCAGGACCGCTCTTGAGTTCGTCAATCTGCTCCTGAAGCTCAGCAATGCGTTTTGCCGCGGCCTGCAATTGACGCACCACGGCAAAGTCCGCGTTGTACCAAGGTTCTATTTCGCCCGAGAATGGGTTCAGCCAATGCAGGCCTGTGGGTTCTACCGGGTTAATACCGGGAACGACTTTCGCTTGATCCACATTCGCCCCCTAAAGCGGCGCGCGCCACTCGCCAGAATTTCGGGTATCGCAAAAACGAATTTTCGTATCACTTTTATTCTTGCATGCCGCATTAAATGTGATACAACAAATTCATGAAAATCACCTACGACGAAAACAAGCGCCTAACCAACATCGAAAAGCACGGCTATGATTTTGCCGAGCTGGACATGGAGTTCTTCGCTTCGTCCGTGGTGGTTCCGGCCAAGGAAGGCCGCTTCATGGCAATCGGCGTTCTGCGCAATGGCGTTGTCGCCGTCGTCTTCGCCCGCCTTGGCAAGGAAGGCATCTCGATTATCTCTATGCGTGACGCAAGCCGGAAGGAAAGGAGCTTACTATGACGAACCTATCCCGCCGCATCCGCCAAATCTCCGACAAGCAGGAGGCTGAAATCCAACGCAAGATAGCCAGTGATCCGGACGCCCCGGAGGCTACAGACGAGCAGCTTGGGCAGGCCAAGCCATTCGCCGAGGCATTCCCTGACTTGGCCGAGAGCATCAAGCGCGCGAGGGGCCGGCCGGCCGTTGAGCACCCGCGGCAGCAGATATCCATCCGCTTAGACCCGGATGTCATTGAGCACTACAAGAAGAACTGCGGCAAGGGCTGGCAGAGCCGAATGAATGAGGACCTTAGAAAGGCCGCCGGCCTGAAGAAAGCCGGCTGACCCGGCGATCCCACCCGCTCAGACCGGATTTAGTCCTGCGCGCACGTGAGCGGGCAGCTTCACAAGGCGCGTTGGCGATGAGCGATTCAATGTCCGACTTGCCCACTTAGCGCCGTATGATGAGGGACGCATGACCCCGGAGCGGCGGCGCGGCTTCTACAGCCACGAGTGCAGGCCTTGTCCCTCGCGTCGGCTGGCGAAGTGTAAAAACCCCGCTCCATTCAGAAAGGGCCGGCGGTAGCCTATTGTACAAACCAACTGTTCGCAGTCGATTCGTGTCGACCGGAGCCCAATTGTGGTGCCTCCCGTAGAGACGAAAGAAGACGTATGCTTCCTATCGCCTTGAAGTACCGAGAGTTCCTGCTTGTGGTCTGGATCTCTCCCGAGATGTTCCAGCCGCTGATTGACTGGCTGCTGTAGCCCTTTAAGACAAGGCCCCGTCTTCGGCTAGAAAATCGAGGCGGGGCCGCTTGGCAAGAATTTCTGAATTTTGGGCACTATTCCGCTAAGGCGGGGAGCGCGAAACCTCCCCTAAGCCCCGTGGGTCACTCTGTGGTGCCCAGCAGAACAGGCCGCAAATCGCTGAGCGATAATCTAAGCTACTCGCCTGATACTTTCAAGCTCAATCTCTACTTCCCGAAGCCCCCCGAACATTTCCACAAGAGCTTTGACCGCGCGTCGCCCTACTACGTTCGTTACTGAAACGTAATGACCGGCAAGCGGGCCGCCCTTGACGTGCACACTGTCTCCAGCTTTGAGGCGACGGACAGGCGGCCTGAGAACGTCGAAATCCCCTCGGTCTTGAGCGTCCTTGATTTTCTCGATGATCGACCAGGCTATTGGCGCGGGGGTGCCTTCTGCGTCGCCTAGAACAGCAACAACGCTGCGAGCCTCCCTGAGCTTGCCGAAATCCCGATAGGTCAGGCACGCGAATGCGTAACCAGGAAAGAGTGCGTATTCACGCATGATCCATTTCTTGCTCTGATGATGCCGGGTTTCCCGGCGCATCATGGGGCAATAGGCTTGGATGCCCGCTTCTTGCATTTCCTGGACGGCTTTCTGGTGCTGCATTGCCCTCGTTCGTACCACGTACCACAGACCGGAATGAACCATGCGAAGCGCTCCTGTTGAGGTTGGCTGAGAATAGCAAATAATTGATTCCATTGCACTATCCTCCCATGATCTGCCGGTATTGCGCCGTCAGGTAATCCCCCGTTTCGTCGCGCTGTGTCCCGTGACTGTCACGCTCTGTCACTGTTACGTCACGTGACGTAACGTGATGCCTAGCGAGACTAGCCATGCCAAGATTCGACAATTCATCCGCCCGCTCGTTGCCAACGATGCCACTGTGCCCCCTGCACCATTCGATGGCGATCTGATCCGCCCCAGCAAGTGCGGCGTCGATCGCCTGCCAAAGCTCTATGTTCTTCAGCTCTTCATTGCCCGGCTTCTTCCAACCGCGCTTCTTCCAGTTGAACATCCACGAGGTAGCGCCCTTCACGGCATATTGACTGTCGCACCAGAGCGTTGCCGGCGCCCGAAGCACCTTTGCCGCCTCTATGCCCTTCAGGAGTCCCGTTAGCTCCATTCGATTGTTCGTCGTCTCGGCCTCGCCGCCGTGATCGGAAGCGATTTCGACACCGTCGTGGTACACGGCCACGCCCCAGCCGCCTGGGCCGGGATTTGGTTCGCATGCACCATCTGCAAAGACGTGCAGGCCAACTAGAAACTTGCTGTGGTCTACTTCCTCGTAGCGCGCTTCACGCGCCTTTCGTGCGAATCTGCGAAAGGGCTTTTTTGACTTCATTTGCTGCTCCACTCGATCGAGTTAAGGTCAATTTTGGCCAAGGCCGAGCCTGCGAACGGCAGCTCGGCGAACATGGCGCCAGAGATACGGAAACTAGCTCTGTGCCTCCCTGCGTAAGAGACGGAATCGAGCAGGATCCAAGAGGCTTTGCGCCTGAAGCTAAGATGATCGAACGGGGAGTCGTCTGCAGCGGCCCAACGCTCCATCAAGGCGAGGTTGTTCGCATGAAGGAACATCCGCGAATCCGAGACAGCGTCGAGTAGGTCGCTGACCATGTTGACGACCGATGTCCCGCGATGCCCGATCCTGAGCAGATCTTCCAAAGCGTCCGTGTCGCTCGCGGCGCTCCACTCGGGCAAGTCCGCTTGGATCTCCCCCAGTATCCGCTGGGCTTCTCTCAGTTTCGGGGTCAAGCGCGCCTTGTCGAGGAAACGCAAGCCTACGACTGTTCCAAGCGCGGCCCGTTCTGCAATTCTTCGGCCGCGGTTATCCATCAGACCGGTGTCAACAAGCGTCGAGACCTTGCCGCCAGTATGCGTAAGTTCGGACTGAAGGAAGGCCGGGAAGCCATCCGACTCTTTGGCGAGGGCCAATTTGCTTGCGTCGATCGCTTGCACCATCGGTGAAAGCTTATGCAGCAGCGCTGTAAGGGCTGGGACACGCGCCTGCAAATCCCGCCATACCTTTTGGTAGTTCCTCGCTCGGCGTTCGCGCCGGAACCGCTGCTCTGCTACTCTGTAGTCTTCGCCGATGTGCTTGGCAGCGCAGTGATGCCCGATGAACTGAACAGTTTTCTCATGCGGAAACCACGCCATGCGCCCCGTCTGGAATTTCGGGCTGTTTGGCTGGCACAGGGGGCAAGGCACCCAGCTTTGCCCCTCGCGCAAAAGGGTTGGAACGCGCAGCTCTCCGGAAAGCAACCGAACGTCCGCCAAGTTATGCGGTTTCGTGGTGGACACATTTTCAAACCGATCAGGATAGCCAGTGGCCTGCAAGTGCTCGCGCCAGGCCGCAACGAAAGCCTCGTCAGGCACGCGCTCGAAAATCGGAAAATAGCGTTCTTCCATCATGCCGTTGCCCTCATGAGAACATCATTCCAGTCGTCGCCAGCTAATTGTGGGATATGGACTTGGACGTTGAAGCGCCGCAGGGTCAGCCGAGAGGCCAGCGAGTACGCTGCCTTTTGCCCTGCGAAATTGCGGTCGCTGTCGCCAAAAACGTGAACATCAGTCACGCCCTCTGGCGGAACCCAACTTTCAAGATTGCCGGCAGTCAGAGCGGCCCAAACGGGCACCTTGAACAGCCACGAGGCCGCAAGTGCTGTTTCAATCCCTTCGGCGACACCGAGAACCGTGGAGAACTCGCCAAGGCGAATGGCAGAGCCGGCCGGAAGCGTGCCCAGGATCTTCCGAGGTACGGGAACCGGGGCCTTGTCGCTACCATCGCCCATGAGGAAGGTTCTGTGAATGCCAGTAGGCCGGCGCTCCGCATCTTGGATCAGCGCGATCATGGCAGGCAGCAAACCGCGGAATTCCCCATCCTCGTCAAGATAGAGAAGCCGTTCGACGGACCGGATCACCTTCGGTACGGGCGAATCGATCCCCCGAGATTTCAGGTAAACCCCAACGCGCGACCCTTGGGAAACTGCGCTGGCGCGTTCCCACACTTCCCGCGCTTTGACTGTACCGGATACCCGAGCGCTGTCCTGTTTCGTGGCCACAGCCGGGGCTGCGGCGGCGGGGATGCCCCCTATGACACCCTCAATCATTCGGCACGCGGCAGCGTATTCTACGTTCAGCGTCTTCTGCAGCAAGTGGATGCCGTAGCCCGGACCGCATTGGTTGCAATAGAACGAACCGGAGCCGCCCTTGTCATCGAAGCGGAACCGGTCTTTGCCGCCGCATATCGGGCACGGACCTTTTTTGCCTGTGAGGCAGGTTTCAGGAATTCCGAGCGCTCCGAGGACCGAGCGCCAACGGCCCTTTGCCTGGTCGATGAGTTGCTTGCTCATGCAGCAGCCTCCGACACAGGCCAATCCTCAACTTGGATCACGCCATCAGCATCAACATGCTCTCGCGCACTACTACCCTTAGAGGTTCTTCCTCGTGGATATGTATGTTGTGAATTATCTCCTCCATCTTCCACCCTCCATCCTCCATCCTCCATCTGCGGAGAGATTTCCCCACCAGTTCGGAACTGGTTCCCCACTGGTTCGGAACTGGTGCAGGACAAGCCAACATATTTGATCAGGTCTACCGGCAACGGGTGGAGGTCGTTGGGCTTTTTAGGCCGTTGGTACTTTCGGAAATTTCTGATCGCACCGAAGGGCTTTCCGTCAACCTCGTATCGCTTCACGATGTTGACGCTCTCCAGTTCGAGCAGTAGCGACGGGACATCTACATTGTCGGCGGGGAATAGCCGCATCTTCAACTGAAGCGGCTTCCACTCGAATACGCCTTTGTCGTCTGCCTCTGTCCAAAGACCGATCGACAGGAGCCGGGCGTTAACCGAACACGACACAAACGCCTCGTCGGAAAACAGGCCGGGGTGAACACTTCTGATCCTGGCCATTTAGCGCCGACTCCTGTATTCCTGCGCCAGCTTGCAAGCCTCGCAGGCCTGCAGCGCGGAAAGCTCAAATTTGGTCTTGATGAAATTGATCACGTGCGCAGGCACGGGGCTTTGTTCGGAGAGCCACCTTGCGGCGGCCCTCACCTTCTCGTCGGCAACCACATTCATCATGCGGCCACCTTCGCGTCTTCCAGCACGGAAACCTCTGAGTGCAGCACGTATCGAGCATGCGTGCCCGTGAACGGGCCGCCGTGTTTCTCGTGAATGGTCTCGATTGCGAAACCCATGCCGCGAAGGCGCCATGTGTAGTGCGACCATCGCGGCCCCGGCGTGGTGATCGGAGTGCAACCGGCGGCGCCGGCATTGATCAGATTGCGAAGCGCCCAGCAAAGGCGTCCTTCCACAGCTATGGGAAGCCCTAGCGGCTCACCTTTGTCCAAAATCTGGACGCGCATGCGATAGTGTGCTTTAGCTTGTGTCGTCATCGACAGTCCTTACCGTTGGTGATTTTGGGAGGTCGCTTCAAAAGCGATGTCTGATCGAGCAGCGGGGGTGCGGTCTGCAAACTTCAGCCCCTGCTGCTTTTCGTTTTCTACTGACCTCATGCGGCACCTTTTGCGCGGTCGCGTTCCCAGGCGGTCAGTTCAGTTTCATTGAAGAATTTGCGCCGATTGATCACCATCGGCTGGGGAAATGCCAGCTTCGGGTCCCGAAGCCAGCGGTAAAGGGTCATTCCAGAAATCTTGTACCTTTCGGCGACTTGCGGTCCGGTCAGAAACTCCGTTTTACCGCGCTCACTATGTTCTTGCTTCATTCACGATTCCTCAGTTGCGTACATCAATCTATATACACGATCACTCGTTAACCATCAAATGCAACCATGCTACAAAGTTTGCCGTTGCCCGTAATTCACAGGCGGCGTAAGGGGAAAGACGGTTATCGGAGGGCGATCTGTGGCAAGACCGACTGCCAAAGCAGCAAAGACTGAGATGCTGACGATCCGGCTGGACCCGAAGACGCGGTTCCTGCTGGACTACGTTGCTCGCCTAAATGGGCAAACAATCACTACTGTCGTTGAACGCGCTATTATGGCCGCCGCGAGCAACAACCCTATTCCGGGCAAAGACACTTACGAGCCAGATACTACCTGGCAAGATATATGGCATGTCAGTGAAGGGGTACGAAAATTGCGCGTCGCTCGCATCCCTGAGCTGTACCCGACGTACGAGGAGGAGCGCCAACTCGCATTCGCAAAAGAGCACTGGCCATTCTTTTTCGAAGATGCGCAGGGCGTCAGCATTATCAGCGCGTATGTGGACGTCCTCTGGCCGCGAATCGATGAGTTCGTCCAAATGCACGAGGAGGGTCGATCTAAGGATTATTTCGCTGCCGGTGCGGCAATGCAGAAAGCTCTGGGTGAAGCGAAACTCAAGGTCCCTGAATGGCCCGTGAAGGCCAAATCTGATCCGAAGCGGGAACCGGGGAACTTTAGTCGAGATTTAGACGATGACATTCCCTTTTAGGGCAGCGCCGCAGCGGCCTGCCGGAGCGCGACTTGCTGCACTAAATCAGCCCAAGCCGTGAGAGCCTGGCGCTTCTCGTCGAGATAGTCGTACCTATTGTAAATCTTGGCGACGCCCTGGATTGCACCGCTCTTGTGATTGATCACGGCTTCGACCACGTGGACCGGAAAGCCGAGGCGCGCCATCCCGCTCGCGGCAGTGCGTCGAAGATCATGGAAGGTCCACGCCTCCACCTTCACCTCATCCGGATCTAGTCCACGTTCCGCCGCCTCCTTCTTAGCTAGCGCCAGCATTTCAGCATCAATTATCTTCTTGGCCTTGGAGAACCCGCTTATTGGCGTTTCGCCTGTTGTCGAGAGCAGGAACTTTTTCCCCACCCTCGGAAGCGCATCAATGATCTGCAGCACGAGCGCAGAGAGCGGCACGACATGTTCTTTACCGTTTTTCGTCCGCTCCTCCGGAATAACCCACTGCTGATCGTTTCCATTCAGCGCGAATTCTTTGAGCTCGGCATGAGCGACCTCGTTGCGGCGCTGTGCTGTCAGGAGCAGGAGCTTGACCAGTGGGCCGAAAGGCCAACCCGTCTTCTCGCAGGCAAGCCATAGCAGCCTGATTTCATCGTCCGTCAACACGCGCTCGCGGCTCGATCCCTGTTTCGCCGTCGTGCCCTTCGGGACTGGTGAGGCGCCGACAATGTCGCGATCGACACACCAGTTGAAAAATTTGCTCAGGATGGCACGCACACGCGCCGCGGATTCCGGCGCTCCCCGATCGGCAATCTTGTCGAGCAGATCAACAACGTCACGCTTGGTGATGGTCTTGATGTCCCGAGACTTCCATACCGGCCTGATTTCGTTATCGATGAAGGCGATGGTGTTCTTTTGGGTGCTCTCGCGGTTTTTCTTTTTGACGTGCCTTTTAACGAAGTCGTCCAACACCGCAGGGACAAGGTCCATTTCTGCCGGCCGTTGCGCCTCACGCTCGGCTCTTTCGGCTGCTGGATCTCTGCCGTCTGCAACAATGCGCAACGCCTCCCTGGCGGCAGATCGGGCGACGGAAAGCGGAAATGTCGCGTCTTCGCCTAGTACGAACGGCCCGATGGTCATCTTCCGCGGCCGACCGGCATGCCGGTACCGAACCGCCCAACTCATAGAACCGCTTGGCTGCACCACAAGATAGAGACCCGGAAGTCCAGCATCCGCAATTTCGGTCCGGACGACATAACCTTCCGCAGCGGCGGCCTTGCCGATCGATTCCAGTTTCTTCTGGGTCAGGATTGTCTTTGACAT